AGTAAATTGATTACTTCCTCTCTCCATCTCAATGGGAATAGAAGTACGAATGCCTGAAACATCGAGTCGCCGTGAGATGAGTCACAGCTTGAAATATCAAGGTTGAATCGATGAAGTTTCCCATTGATCCTGATAGATATGCAACTGTCATCGGAGAAGACAGCTGCGAAAAACCTACGTCTTGGATTGATCAAGTTATGGAAAACTCTTCTCAATGGTTTGGTTGCTGGTGTTTTGCAGAACTCAATTTCTCCACCATTTACTTCCCACGGTTCGTCATTTTGAGCTTTCTTGACAAGTGCCATGAGTATAAATCCTTGTAATGATGATGGATCACCTAAATTGACATAGACCCGAGAGTATTTTCCACTCTTCGCCTTTTCATATTTAAGCTTTGCTTCCATTTCCCTTACCCATGCTTGCTCAAATTGTTTTCCTTCCTCTGTTAGCTTAGTCCATGCTGCTATTCGGAGTTTTTGGACCCGATGTGGGTCAGCATGGTGAAGCTCTGCTTCTTCAAGACAACCTCCATAGTCGTCGAAGAAACCCACATACAGTTCAGCCAATTCTGCCACTGCTGAGATAAAAGATTGAGATGTACACAAGAAATCCTGCCTAGCACACAACCACCCGTCAAAACCAGGTCTTTCAGGGGATCGTGCATTAAGAAGGCGTCTGGCTCCTAGATTTCTGTTTTGATTATTATTGAGATGGATGACCATGTTGGTGTCGACACAGAATCCAAAGCGAGTCAAATAATAACCAACTTTAAAAACTGGATCAGGGTCAGGTGCAAAGTTGAGTTGCCCATCTTTTGTGAAGTGTTTATGCCCCGAAATGACAGTGAATCTGCCATTTCTTTCAAATGGTAAAGAGGTCACAACAGTGACCCCTTTAACGCGGTAGAGGCCACAATACTCAGGGGCATCAGAGTAGCAGCCAGGTCTTGAAAAACCGTCTTCACAAATGGAGTTCGTGCAGCGGGATTTGTCAGATTAACAAAATAATCTGCAAATAACAATGTGTTTATAATATAACAGATGGTACAATCGTATATGTACTTATCGAATTCGATGAGCCTGGATTCAATTGGATCTCCAGCCGGGTCAACAAGCAACCCGATTGCGTATTTAATGCGTGTCTTAAGTTGCGTGGTGACTTTCCCAGAATTGGAAATGTTGTTTGCCAAATTGACTTTCCTGTCTGCTATTATCTTCGCCGCAACCTCAGA